AACTGCATATGCAATGTCGATAGTTGCATCACAAGGCTGGTTTTTACCATAACATAAGTAAGTACATTAGGAGATTTTTAACATGGCAGGAAATGCAACCCCAATTTTTTCAAGAATAGGTGCAATCGGTGGAATCAATAGCACCACACTCACCACAGCAGCCGCTGACTACACCGGCGCTAGTACCAACAACATCTTGGTCTTTACATCAGATGCAACCAATGGCGGATTTGTACAACGTATTAGACTAAAAGCAATTGGTACCAACGTGGCTACTGTGGCACGAATATACATCAACAACGGATCAGCTGCTACTTCAGCAACAAACAACGTGTTCTATGGTGAAATTTCTTTACCAGCAACTACTGCCGCAACTACTTCGGCAACAGTTGACGTTGACTATCCATTAAACATTGCATTACCAGCGGGTTATAAATTATATGTTGGACTGGGCGCAACAGTAGCCGCAGGTTGGGTGGCCTCAGTCATAGCCGGCGCATACTAAACCCTAACATGCTGGATTTCAACAATATTCTAGCCACTCCCGGCGCTGACATACAGTATTTTTCTGGACCAGCCACTGGCACTGTATTACAGTGGCAGGTGTGGAAAAAACCACGTGGTGCTCGATGGATCTACATGCTTGGTGTGGGTGGTGGGGGTGGTGGTAGTTGTGGTAATGCTGCCGCGGTCTCCACCGGTGGTGGTGGTGCTGGCGGGTCAAGTGGTAATCAAACTACTGTGATGATTCCAGCCATGTTTGTGCCAGATGTGTTGTACATTCAAGCAGGCGCAGGTGGAGCAGGAGCAACTACCTCAGCAGGTTTTGGTACTAATGGTATTGCAACTTATGTTGCTATTGTCCCATTAACCACCCTGTTTCCCGCAGGTACCATATTAGCTGCCAATCCAGGGCTTACAAGTGCAACCGCCCCTACTACTTCAAATGGTGGGCTTGCACCAACAGCTCAAGCCACAGGTGGTGTTGCTGGTAGTTGCCTAGCAGGCCGAGGATTTTATTCATTTTTAGCAGGACAGGTGGGCGGTGCAGGTGGTGCGGCCAACGCCAATGCGCCAACAGTTAACCTACCCACCACCGGCCTCATGGTCACTGGCGGATCCGGCGGTGGCGGTGTGGGATCAGGCCAAGGTGGCACAATAGGCACCACTGGTTCTCTTGGAACAGAGTTTTTCCCACTCTTGCAGGGCGGCGTCACAGGCGGCAGCGCGGCAAACTCTGGATTTATAGCAAGAAACTTCTTGATGAATTATGGAGGTACTGGTGGTGCGGGTGGTGGTGGCGGCAGTCAAGGTACTGCTGGTAGTAATGGTGCACCAGGATGTGGCGGTGGCGGTGGCGGTGGCGCAAGCAACAGCCTCCCTACCATTGCCCCTGCTGGTTCAGGTGGTCCAGGATTTGTTTATATTATAACTACATGACATGCTAGACTTCAACAACATACTCTCAACCCCTGGCATGGATGTTCAGTATTTTACTGGACAAAGCACTGCGACATTGACACAGTGGCAAACATGGCGTAAACCCCGTGGTGTAAAAAACATTTATATACTAGGTGTGGGTGGTGGGTCAAGTGGTGCTGTGGGTGCCAATACTGCTGCAACAAATGCAGGTGGTGCAGGTGGTGGCTCAGGTGCTCAAACCTGTGTGTGGATTCCAGCAATGTTTGTACCTGATGTTCTTTATGTACAAACAGGAGCAGGTGGTCAACAACCAGCTGTGTTGGTAAGTGCTGCCACACAAGTAGCTGGAGTACCAACTTATGTAGCACTAGAACCTAGTACAACTCTCACTCCCAACATGACCTTGTTGTTGGCCAATGGTGGTACTAGTGTAGGTGGTACATTAGCAACAATTGCTGGTATGCCTTTGGCAGCACGTGGATCCTACACATTTTTTGTGGGTCAAAATGGAACAGGTGGTGGTACTGCTGGCAGCGGTGCAGGAACGACCCTATCATTTCCAATTTCAGGAATTATGGTTCAAGGCGGCACAGGTGGTGGTGGTGGAGGCGGTGCAGGTGTTGGTGGTCTTGGTGGCTCGATGGCGGCGCCATCGGGTTCACCCATAAACGATTTCTTTTTGCCAACTCAAACAGGTGGTACCTCAGCCTCGGGTGCCACCCCAGCAACTGCAGGGGGCAGTGGAATAATTACAAGAAACTTCATAATGAACTATGGTGGATTTGGTGGCGGTGGTGCCAGTGACACCTCGGGTGGTGTTGCAGGTGCTGGCGGCAACGGTGCTCCAGGATCAGGTGGCGGTGGTTCGGGTGGATCAACTTCAACAGCTGGTGCTGATACCTTGGCTAGACCAGGCAACGGCGGCGACGGCTTTGTTATTGTGATGAGTTGGTAAAATTATGCTAGACTTCAATCATGTACTCTCAACTCCAGGTTATAACCTACAAGAATTTTATGGACAGTCTGGTACAACTCTATTACAATGGCAAACATGGCGCAAACCTCGTGGCGTAAACTGGGTGTACATGATTGGTGTGGGTGGCGGTGGTGGTGGTAGCACAGGAGGTCGAGGTGCTTTCGCTACTGGCGGTGGAGGAGGCGGAGGTGGATCTGGTGGTCAGAGCACCGTATTAATTCCTGCACAGTTTTTGCCTGATGTGTTATATGTTCAAACAGGTTTTGGTGGTGTAGGTTCGACTACTTCAGGTGGTAATGGTGTTACTGGTAATAGTGGAACACCAACTTATGTAGCACTAGAGCCAAGCACAACACTGACTTCAGCTGTAACTTTATTAGTAGCCAATGGCGGTTCTGCTGGTGGTACTGAAGCAACAGGTGGTAGTCCAGGTGGCACTGGTGGTACTTTAGCAACTGTTGGTGTTATGCCATTGGCTGGTAGAGGAACATATACTTTGTTAGCTGGTCAAACTGGTGGCGCAGGTGGTCAAAGGGCTGGGGTGTTTACAGCACTGGCATATCCCACAACAGGTTTACTTGTAACTAGTGGTCAAGGAGGTGGCGCTGGCGGGACGACACCAACAGCTGGTGGTGGTTTTGCGGTTGTTACAAACTCGTTGGGACAAGATTTTTATCCTGCAATATCTGCTGGTGCAGTTGCGTCAGGTGCTACGTCTGCTGGAAGAGGATCTTCTGGTGTGATAGTAAGAAAAAATTTATTATTTACTGGTGGCACTGGTGGTGGAGGATCTAGTTCTACTACTGGTGGTACTGCGGGTAATGGCGGTAATGGTGCTCCAGGATGCGGTGGTGGTGGCGCTGGTGCCATCAACTCAGTTAATACAACTGCTGTAACATCAGGTGCTGGTGGACCAGGTTTTGTAATCATAATTAGTTGGTAATATAAATAGAAAACTAACTATCGGGTAACTAAATGGCTAACGAATTCAAAAAAGAATGTGGTGTAGGAATGTACTGGTGTAACACAGATAAAGTCTGTAAGTCACTTAAAGAAGATGCACCAGCAGTCTCAGTTGGTGATGGTTCACGGGTTGCAGGCCTTGGCGTTGGACCAAAGGGTGAACCTGGAGTCAACAAGAAGAAACAATTAACCCCATTCCTTACATTTATTAGAAGAAAAGCACCTGTATAATGTGGATATTAGAGTGGCTTCCTAACTGGTTGTTCTATGCAATTTTCTTTGCAGGCTTACTAGGGTTACTAGCAAGTTATGTGATGAAATTCATTCCATTGGTTTACATATACAAAACACCAATTCAATTAGGTTCTATTATTGCAATCGTTTTTGGTACATATATGGCAGGTGCTATATCTAATCAAGAGGCATGGGAAGCAAGAGTCAAAGAGATGGAATTAAAAGTTGCAGCCGCTGAAGTGCAATCTGCAAAAGAGAATATCAAAATAGTTGAAAAGATTGTCAATAAGACACAAATTATTAGAACACGTGGTGATGATGTTATTAAGTATGTTGACAGAGAAATTGTAAAGTATAACACAAAGTTTGCACCAGGCGGTGAATGTGAAATACCTAAAGAATTTATCAAAGCACACAATGATGCAGCCGAGGCACCAAAATGAAATATATACTACTTCTCTTGATTGTGTCTGGTTGTTCTACAACTGTGCCTGTTACTGCAAAATTTCCTGATGTACCAGAAAGGCTATTAGCAAAATGCCCTCAATTAGAAAAATTAGAAAACGAAGCAAAGTTGTCCGACATAAGTAAGACGATTACTAATAATTATACGACATATTATGAGTGCTCTGTCAAAGATGATGCGTGGATTGAATGGTATCAAACACAAAAACAAATCTTTGAAGGAATCAAGTAATGGAATTATCATTAGAACAATTAAAACAACTACTTCCAAAAAACCCATATGTTGCACACTGGCATCATGCACTAGAACAATTACTACCAGACTATGAAATCAATACACCACAACGTATTGCTGCTTTCATTGCTCAATGTGCTCACGAATCTGGTGGTTTCACTGCACTAAAAGAAAATCTAAATTACAAGGCCGCAACACTACGCAAAATATTTCCAAAGTATTTTCCTGATGATGCGATTGCAGCTGCATATGCAGGCAAGCAAGAGATGATTGCTAACAAAGTATATGCAAATCGTATGGGCAACGGAGATGTAGATTCTGGTGACGGTTTCCGTTACTGTGGTCGTGGTCTTATTCAATTAACTGGTAAATCAAACTATCAAGCATTTGCAGATAGTTTAGAAATGGATGTAGACGATGTTCCTGAATATCTTGCTACTTTTGAAGGTGCAGCTCAATCTGCATGTTGGTTTTGGGAATCAAATAATCTGAATCAGTGGGCAGATAAAGGCGATATCGTAACACTGACTAAGAAAATAAATGGCGGTACCATAGGACTTGAGGACCGTATTAAACATTATGAACATGCCTTACACGTTTTAGGAGTTTAATATGGCTGAAGAAAAGAAAAAAGATGAAGACTGGATGCAAAAGAAATGGCGTCCAGCGATGGGTTGGATGTACATGGTGGTTTGTTTCTTTGATATGGTTATCTTCCCAGTTGCATGGAGTATTTTACAAACTCTTACGCATACACAAATTACACAGTGGCAACCTCTGACACTACAAGGTGCAGGTCTATTCCACTTGGCAATGGGTGCCGTTCTAGGTATCGCAGCATTTGGTCGTACACAAGAGAAGATTGCAGGAACAGCAGCAAATGTTTCAGCACCTGCACCTTCAGCACCTGCAGCAACAGGATTTGGTTCTAGTTTCGATGCAACACCAGCACCAACAGGACCTGTCACAGGATTCGGTGGTAAATTAGCACCACCTGCAGCACCACAACCTCCAATCTAAGGAACTGATATGAAAAAGTTATTTGTAGTATTTTTATTGTCTCTCGTATCTACTGCATTTGCAGCTGAAACTAAAGAGGTGTGCCATGATAAAGTTGACAAAGCAGGCAAACCTGTTGTTGATAAAAAGACTGGCAAAACAAAACAAGATTGTAAGAAAATCAAAATCCACAAAAAACTAGAAGGCACAGAAGTACCTGTGAAAAAATAAATGGCTACTACCATAGAGAGACTTGGAGTTGTAGAGACTAAAGTCGAAAATCTAAATGAAAAATTAGATGAACTCAAAATTGATGTAAAAGAAATGCATGATTGCCTTGATAAAACAAGGGAAGGCTTGACTGAGAAGTTAGGTGAGATGTACAATGCATCATGTTCTCAGCATGAAGCTTTGGCAAAAGAAATTGCCGAACTTAAAATGCAGAGAGATAAGTGGATATGGTGGGCAGCTGGTGCCATGGCAACATTTGGCTGGGCAACTGGCCATGCGGATGTTATCCTAAAAGTTCTTCATTTACTGTAATTTTTACTTGACAAACACCTTAGAGTGTGTTATATTATGAATCTATGTCATTATCAATTGAATCTAAGTATATCAGGTTAATTTCTTCTCGCTTGCGTAACTTCAAGCAGAAGAAAGATTACCTGTGGAACTTCTCCTGCCCGATTTGCGGTGACAGTAAGAAGAATTTGAGTAAGGCAAGAGGTTATGTGTTTCAAAAAGGCACTAACCTCTTTTACAATTGCCACAACTGTGGAGTAGGAACAAACCTTGGTAACCTCATTAAACAAGTTGACCCAGCATTACATAAAGAATATGTACTTGAGAGGTACAAATCGGGTGAATCGGGCCACTCAAACTTCAAGGCACCATCGTTTGATATCCCAGCACCAAGATTCGATAAAGTTGCAAAAGAAAAAAACTTTGAATACGCAGAATGGGTCAGCAAACTGCCGAGTGGACATTTTTGTCTAACATACTGCACAAATAGACAGTTTTCGTCTACAATGAGAGACACCTTGTTGTTCACACCGAACTACAAAAAGTTTTGTGATGCTCTTATGCCTAATCATGGTAAGGAAATTACTGCTGATGCAAGGCTTGTAATCCCTTTCTATGACAAGTATAATACACTCATTGGTGTGTCTGGTCGTGCATTGGAGAATAGTGAT